CAGCGAACTACTCTGCTAAGTTTGAGAATTACGACATAGTAAGCAGCGTCGAGAGTACCATTAAGAGAACATTTAAGGATAGTCCAGAGGAGGCTATGTACATTTTGTACGGCGTCGAACTTCCAGAGTAGGATTGATATATTTGTAGGATGAAGTGGACAGAGATTTTCAAAGAGAGCAACGACTACAATGAGAAGACTGTTATAGGTTTTCTGTCCTTTGCCATTATGGTTATCGTAATGGTGGTGGATGTGGTCACAGGGTTCTTTGGAAGTCACCTACCTATCAACGATTTTGTCTACAACTCTTTTCTTATCGTGACGCTCGGCAGTTTTGGAATAGCAGGGCTTGAAAAATTTGCAAAGAAGTGAAACAGATACAGCGCATAAAGTTGTTAGCATCCAAAATACGTCACATCTATCTGTATAGCGATAGTCAGCCTACAGAGATTACTCTTGCGGTATGTTTGATTATTCTTTCTCCTTTGGTAACTGTTATGGAGATAGGATGGATGCCGATATACAATTTAGTGTGTGTTGGATTTGGTATATTTCAATTGTACTGCATTTCTACCGAGGACTTGCATTGTAGAATGAGGGCAGCCGTTCTAAGCATGAGTGCCTACGTATCTACGTTCCTAATATACACGGTAGAAGGTACTATCTTTGTGTCACCTACACACTGGGGCTGGTTTGTTCTCGCCTTTAGCGCATGGGGTGTAGTTCGTAGATTGAACGCAGAATATTTACACAGAAAAACCAGAGAAAAATAATGGAGTCTTGGATCCAAATAGCGATAACAGTTGTTACTGTATTAGGTAGTGGTGCAGCGTTCCAGTTTTACACCAACCGAATGAAGATGAAAGCAGAAGAACGCAAAGGCGCTGAGGCTAACAATGATACTACTCTTTACCGTGACGACTTGAAGGCACGTGTAAGAAACCTTGAGGAACTATTGGCCCACAGCGCCGAAGAGAAAGAGAAGATGCGTGGCTCCATCTTAGAACTAACCGCAGAGGTTCATGCGCTCCGAGTCAAGGTAGAGTTCCTGGAAAAGGAAAACGAAATTCTAAAATCAAGATAATGAGATGGCTGGTCGGGTTAATTACAATAGTCTTATTGAGTTCTTGCAGCGCTCAATGGCATCTCAAGCGCGCGGTCAAGAAAGACCCAACGCTACTCAAGACGGACACGATTGCTATTGTGGATACGGTTGTGACTCCACCTGTTACTTTGACGGACACGGTGATAACACGTACACAGGACACAGTAGTAGTTCAGAAGGACAAACTCAAAGTCCAGGTAGTACGATCATATGATACTATCATGGTCGATGCTGTATGTGAGTCCGACACTATCGTTCAAATCGTAGAAGTACCTGTCCCGTCCGTCGTTATGAAGGACAGCGACAGGTGGTACAACAAGGTGTACAAGTTTTCCTTTTACGTTCTGTTGATTCTTCTACTGCTTCTTTACTTCCTAAGAGTGAATAGACCACTCTAATTAGGAACCGCAAGCCTCGCAATCTTCTGGGTTAGAGATGTTACAAGTTGGCTGTTCAGCGGACTCAAGTTCCGCTACGAATTTGTCGAAGTCTTCCATAATGATTGATAAAAAAAATAGGTTGTAGCCCACGAAATTGTGGGAGCCGTGAAGGTACGAAACGAAACGATTAGGGTTTCAATTCGTAATAGGGTGAGTATGCGTGCTTTACATCCCACTCCCTTACTTCTGCCGGTGTGAAATCGGCGAATATGTAATCCTCGGGTGATGTAAACAAGATGAAGAGCACCAGATCTGACTCCTCTTTATCCATGGCTGGCTTGTTTGCCTTGAATGTTTTCTCACAAGTCTTGATGCTCAGTCCATAGTTCTTATCGGTTGCTTCAACTATGATGTCTGGGTCATCGGTTACGCTCTTGGTTTCTTTCAACAGCGTTGAGACTGTGTATCGTACAACTTGTGGTGTGATTTCAAAGTAATGGCGCATCAGTAACTCGCCAAGTATCCCTATGTATTCTGTGTAGTATTCTCTCGATACTTCGCCAAGCAGCACAGACTTTTTTGTTCCCGTGCGCTGTTTGTGTGTGCCCTCGTATCGTTGACGGTTAGCCTCAATGCGCATGAGGGTGAGGTCATTTGCGTAATGCTTTAGGTATGGCGGTATGGTTAGGTTTTTCATGACAGTCCTTCCAATCGTAGTTTATTTATGGTGGACAAATCGTAGTGCTCTTTACAATACTCGTACAGATTGTTTCCAAGTCTCTGCGCTTTGCTTAGTGTCATGCTTTCTACGGCCTCTTTCCATTCCTTTGGGCTACTACATAGGATGCCCGTCTCTTCGTGCTTTATAACCTCCTTATATGGCGTTACGTTGGATGCTATGATTGCAGTACGAGTGAACCCCGCTTCTACTACCTTCAGTTCTGATTTGCACTTGTTGAATCTTGAGTTCTTCAAGGGGCTGAGGGAGACGTCGAAGAACTTATACAACTGTGCATACTGAGTAATATCCACGGGGTTCATTCTATACTTTGCTTTCAATCTATCTGGGTAGTCCATCAAGTTCATGCAGTATAACTCATGGTTCTCAAATGTCATTCCCATTTGGTCCAAGTCTTTCTGGTGTCCGTTAGCACCAAGGTATCCGAACCTTACCTTGTAATCCTTTTGTACATCCTTCTCCCAATCAGCCCACTGCTTCTCCTTCTGATGGATGGTATTTGGAATAACCCTATACACAGTGTCGGGGTTAATCTTCTTCATCCTCTCAGCGAGGTACGCTGATGGTGTCCAGATCTCATCCGCTATCTGTATGCTGTCTTTAATAAAGTATTGTTCGTTGTTCTTGTAATGGTCGTACGCTGGATTGTCCTTTGGTAGTTCCCAATAGTCATCGTTGTCAAGTATAAGTTTGACATCGTTGTCTACTAAGAATTGTTTAAAGGCTTTAGCATCCGACACCCCGAACCTTCTTGATCCCACCAAGTGCGACACACCAGATAGGTCAAACTCTTTGAGTTCGTTAAGGCTGTCGATAAAGTGCACGTTGACTCCCTCCTCTTCCTTTAATCGGATGAAGGGTGTCATCAATCTGTGGTAGTTAATACCGTTTAGTCCGTCAAGATAAATCAGCGTCATCATAATACTCCAGCAGCGCAGAACGTATTAGGTCAAATTCTGAATCAATGTTTCTCTTGTACTTACGGATGGTGTTGTGTAGTCTCTCGGCGTCCGTTCTTGGAGACCCTGCGTTTGTATGCAGGCTCTCGTACAACTCAGTCGCTGCCTCGTGCATGCGGCTGGTCGCAAGAAAGTAAACCTCACTCAACGATTTGATATCCATGGCATTTTATTTTGGCAACAAACTCATCCTTCTCTAACGTCGGGTCATATGCTGTTGACTGTGACGTAAAGAACTTTGGGTTGTCATCTTGAATATACCCATGATTTCGCAAATAATCCGCCAAAAACTTACAACAACATATAGCGTTATCAACATCGAAGCGACAGTTGTAGCGAACATGTATAGACATTTTGTCCATACTGAACTTATCCAACTTGTCCATGGCCTTTGCAATTTCATCCCAGTACTTGTCCTTATACTTCTTGCGCACCGCATAGTGCCTACCAGAGTAGAACTGGTTGAGCGACGGTGGCTTCGGTAGAGTTACAATGATTTCTTCGTATTCATTCACACTCTAATATAAGTCCAATGTGCTGTTCTTGTATGCTAACGGCTTAAAGTTTTTAACACCTGTTCCAAGTTCAGTGAAACCTGTGTAAGATGAATTGATTTCTATAAGGATAGGATCCAGATATGGTGTCGGCATACCGCCCGTCTCTTGGTTGCGTTGTTTACGTACGTGTATCTCCGTGCGTATACGTATAGCGTGCTCATCGGACTGAACCTTTCTATGAAATGTCAAGAAGGAATCGCAGCGGTTCACGAACTTACCACCGCCTTCAGTCATGGCCGCACCAGGTGCAACAGGTAAACCATCAGGCCCTGTTATACGCTGTGCCTCCGTAATGCTGTGAGTGTTCAGCCATATCGCCATGTTATTAGTAACGCTAAACGTCAGCATTTCAGATGCCGCTTCATAGTGGTATTCGTGTGAGGACAGTTGCGCCCCCTTAGATATCGTAGTCTTGAGTGAGTTGTATGGATCAATCAAGAACCCATCGTACTTCTCCTGGCGTATGAGTTTCTCAGCAAACACAAGCAGGTCTGTGTAACTATATACTTGCTTGTTACTGATAACTGTGAAGTGCTCATTGACCCACTTGTATGCAGCGATACGTTCCTCGTAGTGCATGTCAGTGATACGTAGGTCAACCAAGAACTCCATCAACCTCATCTTAATAGAGGCAGTCTTGTTCTCCGAGGAGTATATAATCCAACGCCAACCATGTAGCACTGAAGCAGACACCATTAGATACAGCGCTGTCGTTGTCTTACCTACGTTGCTATGTCCATTGATGATGGTAAACTCTTTCTTAAACAGGAAGTGCTTGTCGAGTTTGGGAAAGCCTGTGCTTAGTCCCTTCTCTATTTCTCCGTTGGCGAACTTGTTAATCCATTCCAAATCATGGTGGTCCGAGGAGATGAAAGACATATCGCCATCGTTGATACGCATCTCTCTACGAATCTTGTTCTCATCATCAATGACCTCACGTATGGGCATCGAGCGCCCCTGCGTAATACCATCCATAATGGTCTTGCGTGCCAGGTCCATGTCATCTACATCCCTGCGCATGAGTTCACGCTCTATTACGCGAATGGCCTCTTGCTCCTCCATCCGCCCTGCGCTGATGTATCCACCACATAGGATAGCCGCACGTAATAATGTGTTGTGCTTCTGCCCATCGGGTGCCTTGCGTATCATGCGTGCAACGATGTCTATCTTATCGTAGTCGGTGTAGGAGTCTTGCTGTACTACTTCCTGGTGTTGGCTACTTTCCGATAGCATAGCACCGAACACCTTACACTCATCGTTCTTGATGAGGTCTGGGTCGTAACTCTCGAAGCAGGCGCGCGATACATTAATCCCAGAAGGGTCTACCTCTAACCCATAGTTTCTTTCAAAGTAAGATTGTAATGCACGGAAGTGGTCACGATGTCGCTCGGGGTTACTGATACGGACAAGCGCCTTGAGACCGTCTCCACTTGGAGACACCCAGCATGCTCGTATGTATTCATCAGTACCGAGTAATGCCTTATAATCATTGGTGTCGATGTGGTCGAAGTCCAGCACGATGATACCGCTATGACCTTGTATCTGCTCATCTCTTCTGCCCATGAAGACTCCAGAGAACAGCGATACCGGCAGTGTCTTCTTAACCTGCTTGTCTCCAGATCTTACTTGCTCGACCTTATCTTTGCTCTTGCCTTCAATGATTCGGTTAAG